TCTATCTCATTATAGGCAGCATTAGCTGGTAGTATTGTTTTACCTGTTAATTCCCATTCTTTTTGGAAGTTTTCTAACAAACTTTTGTATCCATCTTGAATTAACTTGTTTACCGTGTTTTCTCTTAATGCGTTTTCTGTCTTTGTTTTTGCTTCGATGTTTTCTTTTTCTGCACCAAGCTTTTCTGTATTAGCTTGAGTTTGTTTTATTTCACTTGGCATTTTCGTTAATTGAACTCCTAGTCCTACATTTTCATTATCTGCTCGTTTTCTTTCGCTCTCATTACTTGCGCTTCCGCTTTGTATTGCCATTGGTTGGTTTGCTGTGCTTCCACCACCACCACCACCGCCGTACATTAGTGCAGGGTTCAACCCTGCATCTTTTAACCTTTTCATTTGGTTTTTTGGAGCATTATATTCATTGGCTCTGTCTTGTGCCTCGTAGTTCATGTCTCTTTGTTGTTTCATTAGTTTTCCTTGCTGATCTACTTGGTCTTTAGCTCTGCTTTGGCTTACGCCTAATAGCTTATCTACTCCATAACCTAGTGCGCTACCTGCTGCACTTCCTACTGCTCCCGCTGCTGCTCCTCCTACTGAGGAGGCAAAGTCTTCTAGTATTCCCATTTTCGTGTCTTTTTTAAAAGCATTATAATATTACTTGATAATATAGAACACATGCGTACCGAAGCACACATGTGTTGACTAATCTCTGATTAATTGCTCGGTAATTCTTCTTCTTTTACCGCCTTTTTTAACCTACTCTCTAGATAAGCATCGCGTTTTGCTATCTTATCTTTTTGCACCAGACTCATTGCATCTAGTGCTACATCCCACCTATCCGTCCTTGGGTCATAACCAGCCATTACACCTTCTTTTCTATCCGTGTATATTATCGGCGCACCATCTGTTATAGGTTCTTTTTGTTCAAATATTCTATCTACTTTTTCTTCTATAGTCTCGCCTATATAAGCAGTATTTTGCTTTATTTGTGTATTATTAGTAATTCTATTTTTTATCATTTTTTACAAATTAGGTATTTGTTTTGCACTCATTTTTCTTCTCGCTGTAATATCACTTGCTATCTGTACCCAAAAGTTCATCGCTGTCAGGTCTGTTTCTGCGAATGCATAATTATATGCACTTGGGTCTATATATGTTGTCAAGTCTTGTATAGCACTTCCTTCTCCTTGGTACAAGAATTGATATCGTCTCGCTAAAGTCATAAACATCTCGCTTCTTTCATCTGCAAAGTTCCCGTAGATCTGGTTCTTCGAAGTCATGTAGTTCAACCATGAAGGTTGTTTACCTGCACTGAACTTTTCCTCCCCTGTTACATTATCACGAACGGTGTCCCAAAATGCCATATTTTCAGTAATTAACTCTTGCCATCCAAGTCCGTCCATGCCTGGTACGTGGAAGTCTCTTACAGTTTTTAACTCATTAAACCATTCGTTTCCTTGATAATAATCAATACGTGGTGTTATTGACGCTATTCCCATTATAATACATGGTTCGTTTTGTACATTTATATAAACTGAACCTCCTTTATGTTTTGAACTCATTGATCCTTTTCCTGCTAAACTTCCTAATGCATCTTTAGCTGTTGCACTTGTTGATACTACTTCGTTGAATATTATTTCTTTAGAAAGTCCACCCATATACATTGGTATTTCTCGCATTCCTGAGGCTCTGACATCATAACTTGCTTCTATATAGTCGTAATATGTACCACCCGATACTGCAATTCTGTTAAGTACGTTATATACTTTTTCCGCAATATTTAACTGGTCAATTGTAAAACCACCGTCTGCTGTTGATATCTTGCTTACTTCGTTGATCCCATTAGTTCCGTCTATCCATTCTGTATTAATCCAATTATTGAATATATCAGACTGGTACGTTTTCAAAGCAAGACCTTCTTGTGAAAATATTGAGCACATTGTAAAGTCTGTTGGGTCATCTGTGTTAAAATGTTTCACTGGTCCCACATATGGCATCTCATCATATGTACTATCAATTATGAATGGTGTTGCTCCACTATGACTTAATATTTTTTTTCTCATATTGTCGATATTTTCCAAAGGAAACTTTTCGACTTTAATCTGGTCCGCTACATATATAGCTTTGTTTGAACTTTTAAACTGCTTTATTTCCGTGCTTGCTATTCCTTCCTTATATATAACATAAACTCTATTTATTCCATTTCCTATATTTTCATTTTTTGAGAAAATTGCTATATTGCTAATTGGGTATAAAGTTTCCGTCATGTCTTTGTACATTAATCCATCGAAACTTACTCCCCTTCCTTCGAAAGTAGCTGTCATTGGGTAAGCCAGTGTTGTGTCTGTGATTGTGTCTTGCGACCCTGCATCTTGCACATCGCCTGTAACACCATATGTTTTCCATAATATTATAAATGGAGGTGTGTAATCCTCCGTATGAATCATCATACCTATCTCTTCTTGTTTATTAGCGTAGTAGTTCTTGTAAATGTCCCAATAACTAATGTATGGAATTGCTAATTTTTCTGCCTCCACATATTCTTCATGTACGCCCTGTCTTCCTACCCCTCTTATTCCTAAGTAAGCTAATAGACTACTTTGGTTTATCTGCTGAAACTCTAATGGTATTCTATCAACGCCAAAGTTTAATGCATTAGCTTTTAACTTTAACAATGGTAGCTTCACATTTTCCATGTGATTCCCTATTTTTGTTTCATTATTATGTAATGCAGCCTGATATAGCCTTATCGGACACTGGAATACATCTATCTGTAGCTTGTAGCTACCAAATAGTGGACCAAGTGTCGGGTGTGTTTTCACATCCGCACCGATATTTATATCGAATGTATCTCCTGGTAAGCCTATTTCTACAAAATAAGGTACTAGTGTTCCTGTTGACATTGTAGTTCTCATAATACGACTTAGGTCGTGTGTACTTCTTTCAAACCCGTGTAGCCTTACATTTTCTTTGTTGCCACTTCCTATGCGTTCACCGCCAATGTTTACATTATGTCCCATATTATTCTTTGTTTATTGTTCCGTATGCTATTACGGATATTAGATTAGTTATTAACATCCAGCTTTTTTCTTCTACTTCTTTTACACATTCTTCGAATGATACTTTGCCTTTTATTACAATGTATTTCCCAATTGCAATGTTCCATTCTGTTTCTAGCTTTACCGCAATAAATGGACTTCCTTTTATTTCTACTCTTTCTATTAACTTATCCGAAGAGTCCATTTGTGTAGACTCTTTTGTACGTTTTTGTTTGGTTGATTGTTCTATTATCATAATCAGTTTTTTTTTCTTTATTTATTAATACATAATTGTTTAAGTCTTTAAGATACAGTACTTCTCCTGTATCTATATCGACTCTTGTTGTTATTGTTTTCCATTGCATATTAGTTTTGTTCATCTAATTGATTAACTACTTCTGTTGCTATTGGTGCTGTTTTTTCAGCTATTTGTGCTGTTTTACCTCCGATTATTCCTGCAACTGCAATTGCAATATATAGCAATATCTTCCAAATACTTTGTTTTGCTTTTGTTGTCATTTTTTTACACCTCCTTTCTTGACATTTATTTTTTTAACTATTAAATTCATTGATACTATTATCGATTGCGAATATGGGATTAATTTCTTTAGGTTTTTCTTTTTCTATATGATATTTATCAATTTTTAACCTTCTTTTTATTTTTAATACACTTCTTTGTTTCTTATATTCACTTTTATCCCAGTTGTTTGTTAAATCTCCGTAACCTAGCTTTTTGTTTCTTATTTGTGCATACTCTAATGTTTTTTCGTAATCTTCCTCGTTAACTTCTACACCCAGAACGTATCTTGTTTTTTTATTTAACTTTTGCAACCATAATAGTTCTCTTTCTTTTTCACTATATATCTTATTTCTGTAATATATTGGAAGGTTTAGCTTTGTCCCTTTTTTTGTTGTATAGTATTCTTTTGTTTCTTTTTCTGCATATTTGTTTTTTTTACTGTCACTCTTATTAATATAATTAGCGCCTATACCTGCACTTGTTAATATTTTTGGTTCGTAACCTTTATGCTCTAAGTCGATCTTATTTATGTATTTAACTATGTAATTAATAGTCTGTTCGTTTACCCATTTTCCAACATATACCCATCCATATTGCCATATTCTTTCTATTTCTTCTTTTTTTTCTGTCCATATTATCCCGTGTAAGTGTATTCTTTCAGTGCCATTATGTCCTAACTCTGTTACTAACCAATGTTTTACAGACTTTTTGTATTTTTTTCTCCACCTTTCTAGGAATCTTCTCACGGCTATCGTTGCTACTATATTTTCTTCTATGTTAATTCCTTCACATTCTTTTTCTGCTATTGCAGTAAGTTTTTCTAAGGCCTCATTGTTAAATGTTAGCGTCACAAATTCACATTTTTCTCTTTTTTTTATTTCTTCGTTTAATCTTACTTGCCAGTTTCTTGTTTTTTGTTTCATACATTCTATACACTTTCCACAGCCTATTGGTACATATAATGTCCTTTCATCAAAAACGGCGGGTATTATTCCGCCGTTCTTTTTGTTAGCTGTGTATTTCCTATTTTTAATTAACCTTGGATATAGACACATTGTTTTGTTTTATTTTTAATTATTAACTCGATTAAGTTTTGGCCGATTTTTTTTCAAAATCTGGTAAAACTTAGTCGTTCTTCGTAGGTTAAGGCGTAGCAAGGCGTAAGCCTTGGCTTACTTCAATTGCGCCGTTATTTTCCTGCTACTTTTGATGCTATTCCTATTTTTGCTGCACCTCCTATTATTTCTGTTGCAAGCTTTACCCATGTTTTCCAGTTTGTAAATATTCCTGTTTCAAACTCTGCGCTCAACTTAGCTGCTGCTGCCTTTACGCCTTCAGCGTTAGCTTTGTTTGTTTCGTTTACTAACTCTTGAAAATAACCTCTTGCCTTTTCACTAGTTAGCAGTGCACTTGCATCTGCATTTCCTGCTTCTGCTTTTGTTTTTAATAATCCTGTTATTATTTGCTGAGGTATTGCTGCATTAGGATTAATCACTAGCTCTATCTCATTATAAGCAGCATTAGCTGGTAGTATTGTTTTACCTGTTAATTCCCATTCTTTTTGGAAGTTTTCTAACAAACTTTTGTATCCATCTTGAATTAACTTGTTTACCGTGTTTTCTCTTAATGCGTTTTCTGTC